GCCAGAACTGGGAGATGCAGTGTTGCGGTGTAATGCAATTGCACCGTTTGCATTTCCAGAGGTTCCGTTAATAAGAACATGACCGAAAGTTCCAGTGTCTCCAGCGGCAGATGTCTGACCAACCAACAGCCTGCCCGAGCTGTCGATGCGTAGGCGCTCGGTGTTTGCAGTGCCAAAAGCTAAAGTATCGTCGCCAATTCGGCCAACAAATGCTGAAAGTTGATCAGCATGAGAAGTTCCATAGCCAAATCCAAGATAAGCATTGTGGGATGAGCTAGAACTTGCAATGTTTATGCCAGTGGCTCCACTGCCAGTTTGGACAATTAAGCCATCTAACAGGCTCCAGTTAGTTGTTGCAGTGCCAATCCCAACATTGCCCGCGCTATTGACATACAGCCGCCCTGTTCCGCCAGTTGTGATCGCTACTTGGTCGATGCCAGGTGAGTAAATTCCTGTATTCGCATCGCCCGTAAAAGTAATTGTTGGCGCAGCAGCCGAACCCAACGGGTGGCTAGCAGTGCTATCAAATACCGCCGTGCTCGTAACATTCAGCGATCCAGGTACATCAATATTGCTTGCCCATTCGACGCCCGTACCAGCAGCATCAGTCTGCAGCAACTGATAGGCACTACCATTCTCCAACTTGCTGACAGGCAGCTCGTCTGCAACAACGCCAATGAAAGCGCTACCGTTCCAAACCTTTAGCTGTGGCGGGGTGACACTCGTATCAAGCCACTGCTCGCCTTTAGAATTTCCAGTGCTACCGCCAGCCCCAGGCGTTGAGTTTGGTGCTGTCGTTCCAACGTGGACTGGGCCGACTTTTACAATGCCCGTGCCAGCAGAATCCTTGAAAAATACACCGGGGCTTGCAACATTGGTGTTAATTGCAATCTGGCCATCAGCCAAGCTTGTTGTGGGGCGCTTGCTGTCAACATTGCTGCGGATGTGCTTGTATGTGGCCATGCCTTAACTCCCTGCTGGACGGCGTTACTAGACCATTCTAGTATTCGCCTTCGTCTATCTCCACATCGTATTCAGCAATAATTTCAGTCAGAGTTTTGTACTGAACGTAATAGTCGGCATTACTTATTTTGACCAGCAGTTCGCCAATCTTCCCGCCATGCGGCAGGTTTTCACCGTTATAGGTAAAATTCGCCATTAATAAGAGCCTTCATCAACGACTCCTACGGCCATTGCACCTGTGGTGTTGTCAACAGTAACCTCAGTGCTTTCAAGAACAACGCCTTTAACGGCAATTGTTGCGATTTGAGTCCGGCCCCACAGCGAGTCGATGGCTGCTTTTGCATCTGCAACCCCAGAAAATGGCGGTGTTAAACCAGTGCCGTCATACGTGACATCACCTGCGTCAATGACGCTGATTCCTGCGCCAACAAGGTTGACATGGGTCCAGGTCGTTCCAGAGCCTGGGCTTAAAAGCCAGTCGCCAACATCAAGTGCAATGGCAGGCACTGGTGATGTGCCCGTTCCAGCAGTGGTAACAAGCAGGTAAACACCAGAACTTGCTGATGTTGGTGCGGCTAACGCAGACCCGACAGTTAGACCAGCCTCTGCGCCGTAGTTATTTAAACTCGCGACTTTGTTTGTGCTGGCGTTATACGTGCCACCGAAACGCAGGTTTGCTTGCGCTCCAAACTCATTGTTCAGTGGTAGGTAGTAGCCTTCCGGTGGATCGACTTGGCCAACCCATACATAGGCTGTGCGGTCTGTTGGGTTTACCCAAAGCTGGCCCGCAAATTCTGGTGTTGGCTGAGTAGGGCTAATCTTTGCAATGCCGTAATCAGCCAGCTGTGATGCTGTAACGCTATTTGCAGCAAGGAATCCTGATCCAAACGTTCCAGTCGTAATCTTGGCAGCGTCAAGATCCGGGATGTCGGTTGTTTCAAGCAGGTGGGTTGCAGTGATATGACCCTGCGTGTCAAAGTCAACCTTTACGCCAGTGCCTGCAGCAACATTGTTGATGTGGTTAAACGCGCCAGCGCCGTCAACGCTTAAGCCCGATCCTGGTCTTGCTGCACCCTGAGTGGTTGCTGTTGCTGTCGGGATGTCCCCAGACTCAATAAGTCTGCCGCCAGTTACTAAACCGTTAACGTCATATTGAACAAGATGGTTATTAACGTTCTCTTCTACAACAGTGTTATCAATAGTCAGAATGTCGCCACTCATGACTAGACCGTTGCCGTTAATAATTACGCCACCCTTGGCCGTGGTGGTGGACGTTGGGAGGTCCGCTCCATCGAGTGCGCGGTAACTGACTGCGCCTGCAGCGGTCGTTGGTCCGGCTAAGAATTGAGCCGCTCCACTGGTGTTGTCCAGCGTCGTCGTGACTGTTGCTTCATCGCCAGACGTAGAAACAACAACATCAACAAGCCCAGAGGTGCTGCCTACAACGCTATTGATGCTTCCGGCTGCTTTGATCGAAGTCCACGCAGAGCCGGACCAGGAATAAACCTTGTTGGTACTTGTTACCAGGGCAAGCTGCCCAATAAAAGCGCCTGATGCCGGAAGGCTTGTGACGGAATCAACTGTTGATTCGTTAGCAAGTTTGGCAGCTGTTACTGCGCCGTCTTCTATTTGACTTGTCGAAACCTGACTGACAGTTGCAACAGATCCCAGGCCCAGCGTGGTGCGTTGATCTGCAGCTGTTGCGTCATCAAGTAACGCCCGGCCTACTGCCGTACAGGTAATTTCTTGCGTTACGCCGCTGCTTCCGTCGCGTCCCAGCAAGGAATCGGCAGATACGTTTTGGATCTTTGCGTAGGTAACGGCAGCATCCGCCACCTCGGTCGTACCAACGCCACCAATTGAAATGTTGCTGGCTGTAATCGTGCCAGCGGCAATCTTTGCAGATGAAACTGCGCCGTCAATAATCTTTACGGTTGTTATTGCATCATCAGCAATAGCCGCCGTGCCAAGGGCTGTCACCTTGTCTGTGGTTACCGCACCAGCAGCCAGCTTTCCAGTTGTGATCTGCAGGTCGCCGATACCGGCGGTTGGCATTACAACCTGCTGATACGCTGTGCCGTTATAAAACTGAAGGTTGCTAGTGGTGGTGTTGAAGTAGCCGCGACCGCCAAAGTTGTCGGCGGTTGGCGTGATGGTATCGGCAACAGCGCTGCTATTTGTCGCTAACTTTGCTGCGGTAACTGCGTCATCAGCAAAAGCAACCGTTCCAAGCTTGGTTGTGCTGCTCTGGTCGAGCTTGTCAAGATCGATGCTGCCTGCATCAATTAGGTCTAGACCTGCGTCTACAAGATCCTTGCTCGTTACTTTTTTGGTTTCGCTAGCGGAGATGTCCGCAATGGGCAAAACGTCTGTAGCAGAGACGCCAGCTTTCGACAGCGCATTTAACTCGGTTATCCGCTGGTCAGCCACCGCTTAACTCGCTACGGGAATATGCCTTTATTTTAGTCCTCTATCTCTTTAAGCAAGTAATCAAGCGATTGCTCCACCTGGATGCGGTCGTCATCCTCAAGCAGGATGAAGCCAGAAGGCTCACCGATTAGCAGCTGGATTTCGCCATCGGTCACAAAATCAATGGTGCATTCAATGGCTTCCTGGGCAGTGACATTGATGCCTGTCCTAGTAATGACAGCGCTCGTTTGGTAAAACACTGAGGTCAGGCTGCTGTCTAAAGAGCTGTCTGTGATGTAAAGGGCTAGTTCAATCTGGCTGCCGATTTCAATTCTTTGAATAAGCTGCAGCATCAAAAGCGGCGGCTCTTTGATGCCTGTTGTTTCGTAATCAAACAGGCAATCAATACTGCCGTTACCACTGATCAAGCCAGCATTAAACTGTCTGCGAAATTTATCGTTAAGACCTGTAACGTCAATAGCGTCTCGGTCTGTGTTGAGGGTATACCGCGTTACGTTCCCAAGAACGTTGAATCGAATATCAGTGACCGCGTAGTCAATCGCAATGGGCGTTCCAGCAAAAGAGTTAAGCGTAATTTCTGCGGCACGGTTGTTATTGATTGCGTCTGCATAATCGGCAAAAAACCGCAAACCACCTGCCTGGTTGACGTGGATGAACGCTGAAATCTCATCTTCTATTGTATTACTGCTCCATGTGGAAGCCGCAAAGCAAACCAGGCCGCGTGAATCAGCTGTGGAAATACTCAGCCGATCGCCGGTTAATAGATTATCTAAGGCGGACTCAAAACTTAAACGGTTCAACGTAGTGTTTACGTCGTCCGGTGAAATTGCATCAGTAAATGAGCCGTAGCTGTCACTTGAGCCACGGCGCAGTTTTACGTGACCCGTTCCACCTAGAAAAACCGCCATGCTATGCCGTAATTACTTCGGAGAAATCGCCGTCCATCGTAAATTGGATTGGGACGACACTTAGCTCCCCGGTGCTTACGCTGACCTGGGCGCTTGTGATGTAGGCGTTGAATTTGATGTCGTCTTTACTGTTGCCGCCGACATTTAGTTCTAAGAAGACGCGATCACTTTCTTCGACTGCACCGCCTTGCATGATCTTGGACAGCAGGTCCGTAAATTGGCGAAGCGTGGCGCTTTCGCCGCTTTCTAGCCTGTAGTACATCATCGTGGCACTACCAGTAGCGCCCTTTACGCCTGGGGTAAAGCTATTTACGGTGCTGTCGATTGTATTTGTGCTAAGAAGCTCTACTGTCGTTTCAAGCGACCAGTCTCTAATCTTGGCAATGCTTTTGCCGCTATAGACCAAGCTACCACTGCGGCCCGTGTAGAAGCCCATCTCTAGCGCCTAAGAACGTGTTCCTATTCTAAGCCACTGCAATGAGTGTTACTTGAACATTGCTTAAGCCCTTGTATACAGATTGTACTTTTGGCTCGGAGTCGTAACGCCAGTTCGTTCCAGG